CGTCGTATCCATTTTTAAGGGTATGGCAAACGGAGTCATTGGTTTTATCAATGGGATCATCGGCGGCGTGAATTCGATGATTACCGCAATCAACGGGATTTCACTCACCATTCCGAACTGGGTTCCTGGCGTTGGCGGAAGCAAAATCGGCTTCAACCTGGCGACCGTTCCAACCATCCCAGCGCTGGCTTCTGGCGGTATTGCAACCGCCCCCACAACGGCGCTGATCGGCGAAGGCGCGGAGCCGGAAGCCGTCCTGCCGCTTTCTAAACTGGCCGATATGATTAAAGGCTATCTTGCCATCAACCAAAACGGCCAGCAGAACAGCGGCGCCGGAACCGGTGGCGAAGTTATCCATTTCTCCCCCGTGTTCCATTTTGCCGGAGGCGCAAACGCCCAGGAAGTCCGGCAGGCCGTAAAAATGTCGTTTGAGGAATTCAAGCGCTACTATCGGCAGCTCAAAGCAGAGGAAAGCCGCAAGGGTTTTGCTCCCGCGAAGTAACCGGAGGCCCAAAGAATGAGCGAAACGACTACGCAAGCAGATCTGACCTATACCACCAAACAAGGTGACATGTGGGACATGATCGCATATAAGGTATACGGCTCGGAGGAATACACCTCGTTTTTGATGCAGGCGAATTTCCCCCTGCTGGATATTTTTATTTTTGATGCCGGAACCATCGTAAACACCCCGGCGCTTCCCGAAAAGCCCGTTGTTACGACGGCACCGACCTGGAGGACATCATGAGCGCGAGAACCGCAACCGTCAATATCTTTGTCGATGGAAAAGCCATGGACAAAGAGCAGCGCAGCACGGTCACGAGCGTTACATATACGGACCCCGCAAGCGGCCAGGCTGACAGCTTGGACATTGCAGTGTCCGGCGGCGGAAACAAATGGATCACAGACTGGTATCCAGGAGAAGGCAAAGTGGTTTCGGCCACCATCGTTCTTTCGGACTGGGAACAGGAAGGCGCGCAGGACATCACGCTGGACTGCGGAAAGTTCATTCTGGACGAACCGAAGTTCTCCGGGTGGCCGGTATCCGGCACCCTCTCGGCGGTATCCACCCCTGCAAACAAGGGGTTCAGCAAAACCGAAAGAACCAAGACCTGGGAAAATGTCACGCTGAAAGAAATTGGAAAGAATATTGCAGACCGGGCAGGCATTACGCTGGCATGGGATGTTTCCGGCAGTAGTTTTTCCATTTCCAGCGTGGAGCAATCCAAAAAAGCTGACTGCGAATTTTTCACCGAATTGTGCAACAACTACGGATTGCAGGTCAAGGTTTACTCCCATAAGCTCGTGGTCTACGACCGCGAAGCATACAAGAAGAAGGCCGTTGTTGATACCGTAGACGCTTCAGAATTTGCCAGTTGGGACGGCGGCCCGTCTATGTCGGAGGTTTATACAGGAGGAGAATACACCTACACCAGCCCACAAACCAGCAAGAAAATTGTGGCGAAGGTTGGCGGCGGTGATAAAATCCTGAAAAAGTCCGGCAAGGCCGACAGTGCAGCGGATGCAGAACGTAAAATCAAAGCCTTGGTGAGCAATGCAAACCATGGACACATCAAGCTCAATTTTGAAATGATGGGCAACGCAAAGTGGATTTCTACGCAGTGTATCCAGGTCAACGGCCTGGGCGTTTTGAGCGGGAAATATTACCTCGACAGCGTATCAAATAAAGTAGACGGGAGCGGCGGCAGCACGGTATCTGTCGAAGCCTCCCTAGTAGAGTAAAGGAGAGCAGCGAATGGACAGCAACGAAATTCGCGTCGGAAAAATCTCCTCGGTAGATTACCCAAGCGGAACCGTCCGCGTGGTCTACGAGGATCAGGACGACGCAGTTACACGCCCCATCCCGCTGCTCTCTTTTGAGTATTTGATGCCGGAAGTTGACGACATGGTTCTGGTTCTGCACCTTTCCAACGGTACAGAAGCAGGCATTGTCATTGGGCGTCCCTGGTCAGATCAGCGAGTTCCGCCGGAGAACGGGAAAGGCTTATACCGAAAAGATTTCCACAATGAGGTCGGAAAAGCATTTCTTCGGTTTAGCGAAAAGGACAGCGAAACCATGACGCTGCACGTCAAAAATCTCGTAATTGAGGCAGAGAACGTCACCGCCAAAGCAGAAAAAGACATCGTCCTGGACGCAACCGGAAATGTGACCATCAAGGCCGCCGGGAAAATTTCCGCTGCCGCAGCCGGAGCATTTACCGCGAAGGGATCCTCTGCGACCATTGACGCCCCCACAACTTCCGTCACTGGCAGCATGACCGTCGCCCAGGATGCAACCGCAAGTGGCATTTCCGTGGCGCATCATACCCACGCCACACCGCACGGCACGTCTGGCCCGCCGTTGTAAAGGAGATTTTAAGTGATCGGAACATTTGGAACCTCTATCATTTTTGAGGTAAGCGAGGACCATGTCCTTGCATTCAAAAAGCTGACCCAGGATGTAAAAGGGCGCTGGGCGTCCCACGAAACTCTCGGAGCGAAGCCAAAGAAAGAATTTCTGGGTGCGGATGCACGAGAAGGCGCCCTGGAAATCTATCTCTCTGCCGGCCTTGGGGTTCGCCCGCGTACAACATTGCAGGCCCTGGAAAAGATGGTGGAGAGCGGCGCCACTGAATACCTCATCATTGGAGATATGCCGCTGAGTGAAAACAAGTACGCCATTACGGCCGTTTCGGAAGCCTGGAACATGGTTTATAATGACGGATCACTTGTGAAAGCCACGGTGTCAATTACATTGGAGGAATACCCAACATGAGTTCCCTTCTTGACCTGGCAAACAGTGAATTTGAGTATGAGGGTCAAGCCTCATACGACCGGAAGCAGAACCTTCTCCAACAGCTGCGTCTCCTGACGTCAACCAGAAAAGGGAGCGTTCCGCTTGACCGTGATCTGGGCCTGGATTTCAGTTTTGTTGACCGGCCCATTGGAGTGGTTCGCAGCCTCTACGCTGCACAGATCACAGAAGCAATATCAAAATACATTCCGTCGCTGAAAATCGTAGAGATCAAGTGGAGCGGCGGTGCAGATGGTCACTTTTATCCGAGGGTGGTGGTATCAGATGCTGGATAGTATCAAAAATATGCCTGATGTTTCCTTCATTGACGGCAAAACAGTTACCGACATTCGCGGTGAGATGGTGGAGGATTATGAAGCTTATGTCACGAAGGCCACCGGCAACAAAGTAAAGTTGTCCAGAGTTTCCCGTGACAGAATGATTTTATACGCCTGTGCGAATGCTATTCACCAGGGCTTCCAGTATACAGACCGGGCCGGAAAAATGAATTTTCTTAAATGGTCCTACTCTGATTTTTTGGATCACCTGGGCAAGTTCCGCCGCGTAACCAGGAACCCCGCCAGCGCAGCCACCACAACGCTGCGTTTCACGATTTCAACCGTCCGAGCATCGGCGACGCCCATTCCGCAAGGAACCCGCGCAGCCGCCCTGAATTCCATTTTCTTTGCAACTGACGAATATGCAGAGATACCGGCAAAAGCGTCCTATATTGACGTTCCGGCGACTTGTGTTGAAGTTGGAAGCGCCGGAAACAGCCTCGCCGCCGGTGAGGTTTCCGAAATCGTTGATCCGCTCCCCTACATCAAGAGCGTTGCTAACATTTCGGAAACAGAGGGCGGCGCAGACATCGAAAGTGATGAATCTTACCAGGAGCGTATCTGGCTGGCCCCTGAGTCCTACTCCGTAGCAGGCCCGGAAGGCGCCTATAAATACTGGGCTAAAACCTATTCAAGCGCCATCGGCGACGTTGTAGCAAACAGCGACCAGGCGGCAGGAGAAGTGGACATTGCTTTTCTGCTTTCTGATGGTTCTATTCCCGGCCCGGAAACCATTTCCGGGCTGCAGGAGTTCCTGAAGAATGACGGTATCCGCCCGCTGACGGATAAAGTCGTGGTGTCCTCCCCGGCAGAAGTCAAATACTCCATTTCGCTGACGTACTACATCGACCGCAGCAACGCAACGACCGCGGTGTCCATCCAGACGGCAGTTGATGCAGCGGTTCAAGAGTACATCCTCTGGCAGCGCAAAATTGGTCGGGATATTAACCCCTCCAAGCTGGTTTCCCTGATTATGGCCGCAGGCGCTAAGCGCGTAGACATCACCTCTCCCGCCTATATCAAAGTTGGGGATGCAGCAGTCGCCCTGTTGACCGGAACCGTCACGGCGAGCTATGGAGGACTGGAAGATGATTAAAATTCAGGACATCCAACCCGCCGACATTCTCCCGGAGGGATTGCGGGACGACGTAAGCGCCCTGGGCATTGCCTACGCGGTCTGCCGCCAAATTGAGAAATGGTGTGTGTTCAATGACGGGATCATGATTTATTACATGATTGCATCCCTGCCGGACGAAATCCTGGATCTCATGGCCGCCGAGTATCGAACCCCGGCATACAGCACGAAATACAGCACCGACGTGAAAAGAACCTTGATCGCCGATACTATGCTGTACTTCATGAAGCTGGGAACGCCCATGGCAGTGCGCCGGATTATAACTTCTATCTTCCAAAGCGGCACCGTTTCGGAGTGGTTCGAGTATGGCGGCGAACCGCATCATTTCCGCATCAACATTTCAAACCCCAATGTTGGGCCAAACGACCTGGACGAATTTGTGCGGCAGCTTCGGAGCGTAAAGCGCCTTTCTTCCTGGCTGGATAGTATTTCCAGTAAATTGGATATTGAAGCCGCCACCATCGGCGTCGGGCATTGGATACACACCGGCGATTTTATCCGCCTAAACCCGATGATCGTCGAAGATGTAGCTCGTCAGATTACCGGCACAACATACACCGGAATTGCCTTGTCCACCATTGACCATGTGACCGTTCCGGCAGAATAGGAGGGATAAACAAAAATGTTCAATGCCCCGGTATTTACCACGGCAGGCAAAGCCCTGCTTACCCGGAATATTTCCGGTGAACAGATCAAGTTCACCACTATTCAGATGGGAAGCGGATACATTTCGGGGTCCATCGACGCAATGACGGCGCTTGTAAAGGTAGAAGCCACAGTTTCGGCCAGCGCCAAAAACGAAGATGGACAGTATGTCAATGTTTCCGCAGCCTTCACAAACCAGGGTCTGGAAAACGGCTTCTATTGGCGAGAAATTGGCGTCTTTGCAGCAAATCCGAGTTTCCCGGATGACCGCTCAAAAGATATTCTCTATTGCTATCAAAACGCATACGACACCGCCGAGTTTATCCCGCCCCCGTCGGCCGCAACGATTGAGAAGGGTATCTCTATTCCGATTATCGTCGGCGATGCCTCCAAGGTCTCGGCTATCCTGGACAAGACCCTCGTTCTGGCCACGCAGAAAGACTTGGAGGATCATAACAAGAACCCGAACGCACACGGGCCTTTTTATGAGAAGATCCAGAATTGGGTCAAGGAACAGCTCAAAAACTTCACCGGAATGGTCAAGACCATCAACGGCGGCAAGCCGGACGAAAGCGGAAACATTGATCTGGATTTCATGCCCAAGAGCGGCGGCACATTCACCGGGCGAATCAATTTTTTCAGTGGCGCTTATTTCATTGACAGCAGCAGCCAGAACGGCGGCAACGCTGCTCTGAGAAACCTGACCACAACCGGCACCATTTCCAGCACCGGAAACATTCATTCCGGCGGGAACATCGACGCCACCGGATATGTCACCGGCGCCAAGACCTACCACGGCGTTTATAACGATTATGCAGAGCTGTTCCCCAGAGGCGAAGAAACCAGGCCTGGTGACATTATTGCCCTCGACCTGGACAGCCAGAAGGAGCGCTATGTGAAAGCGACCCGCGCCTCCCGCAGAGTTGTGGGCGTCCACAGTGACGAGTTTGCAACGCTGATTGGAGGAAAGACGCCGACGGACGGCAGCGACCTTCTTGCTGCAAATGAAAAAGATTTTATTCCCGTATCGCTGGCGGGCCGCGTGAGAACGTGGGTCATTGGCCCGGTACATACCGGCGACCTCATCATACCTTCCACGACCCCCGGCGTTGGATGTGCACCGCAAGCCTGCACTTCGCCGGTGCAGACACAGGTGGTTGGATATGCGGTCGAAGGCGACGACAGAACCGACCTGCGGCGCATTCGCATTAGAATTGGAGGCTGACCAATGGCAAATCAAGGTGAATTTATTACGGCAGCCGAGTTTCTCAATTTGAAGGCAGCCCTTCAAACCGAGGTACAGCGCCGCAGCAACAGCAGGTCCGTTGGTTCAATGGCAACCTATGCAGGCAGTGCTTACCAGTATACCGAACCGCCCAACAAGGACACCGTCGAATTCAAGTCGGAGCATATAGAAAAGATCACAAGGCCCCTGGACGCCATCACCGGCGGAAGCCTGACCCCGGAAGCGGGTGGATATGTGGACGCTGACACCCTGGACGCCGCAGCGCTGAAAGTTTCGGAATTGAGCGGCAAGAGCCTCACAGCAGCCACCCAGAACGAGACTGGCTGCGCCGCGAGCTGCTCCGGCCTTTGTTATACCGGCTGCTATTCAGCTTGTACCGGATGCACGGGAACGTGCCAAGGAACGTGCCAAGGAAGCTGTTTGACGACTTGCACCGGCGGGTGCAAAAACCAATGCACAAGCTGCGGCGGAAGCTGCTCCAATAATTGTACCAGCGGCTGTTCCGGTGGATGCAAAAATACCTGTTCTGGCAGCTGTTCCGGCGGGTGCTATACCGAGTGCAACAGCTGCGGCGGAAGTTGCTCAAATGATTGCGACAGCAGCTGCTCCGGCGATTGCACCGACGACTGCGAGGCCTGCAAGCGCAGCTGCCAGGCAGGATGTTCCCAAGACGGCTGTACCGGCACCTGTTCCGTCACTTGCGGCGACGA